GGCATCGGCAAAGCAGCGCCGCAGGAGGACGCTTCAGAGCCGGGGCAGGAAACTGCCCCAGCCACGGCGGAAAAGCCGAGTATGACCGATTTCAAGCCCTACGTGGGCCGCAAACGCAGGTCTGGCACCGGCTGCGTCAGCCAGATCAACGACCACCTGTTTGAAGGCCGCTATTCTCCTAAATGGCCCGATGGCAAAAAGCACGCCCGCAATGTCTATGCCCATACCCGCGAGGAGTGCGAGGAGAAGCTGAAGGTGTTGATTGAGGAGACGAAAGCCGAACTGGTAGAGCTGAAGCGGCAAAAAGCGGAGGGGGCTCTTCCTCCACAGGAGCTGGAGAAGGGTAAGAAGAGAGGTGGGAAGGTAAGGAAAGCGAGCAAATAATAGTAGACACCGAGCGAGGTACCAAATGATCGGTACCTCATTCGGTGCTTATTGTTTCATGGTAAAACAATAGGGAATCACTGTTTTTGTTATTGCGGTGAAATGCGGACACAAAACGAGGAGTTGACTTATTGTGTGAATTGAATATAATTATAGTGGGGTGGTTTAATGAGCTTGCTACATGTGTTCGCAACCAATCTTAAGTGCTATCGTAACGAAAAAGGTTTATCACAAAGAGAGTTTGCGGATTTAGCAGGATTGCATCGTACATATATTAGTGCCGTTGAACGAGAACGCCGAAGCATTGCCCTTTATAATATTGAAAAGATAGCTTCTGCACTAAACATAGAGGCGTACTTATTGTTTGTTGATCATGAAAGTGATTCATAAGGAGGTGAATTCATATGCCGATCGCTGCATTGGATTTGTTTTGTGGTATAGGGGGACTGACGCATGGACTTCAATTATCAGGTATTCCTGTTATTGCCGGATTTGACATAGATGACTCTTGCAGATATGCATATGAAGCTAATAATGCCTCTGAATTCGTCGTTGCAGATGTTGCCCACCTCCAAGGACAAGATCTTTTGGATTACTACCCGGTTAATACAACAAAGATCCTCGTAGGTTGTGCACCTTGTCAGCCATTTTCCAAATATACCCAAAGGTATCGAAAAGAAGGTCACACCGGGAATAAATGGAGATTGTTGGATTCGTTTGCAAGACTGGTACATGAGCTTCATCCTGAGATGGTATCTATGGAAAACGTCCCTGAACTATCAGGGCAATCTGTTTTCCATGATTTTGTTCGTGCATTGGAAGCAGAACATTACCATGTCGCATGGGAGGTAGTATATTGCCCTGATTATGGTGTATCTCAGGGTAGAAAACGACTTGTTTTATTAGCTTCGCGTTTGGGAGAAATACGATTGATCCCACCAATTTTTCGACCAGACAATTATCTTACAGTACGAGATGTAATAGGAAATCTTCCTCCTATTTTAGCAGGACAGGCAGATGACAATGATCCACTCCATTGTGCATCGCAATTATCTGCCATAAATCTGGTGCGCATAGCACATTCTGTGCCTGGAGGGACTTGGCGAGATTGGCCGGAAGATCTTCAACTTGAATGTCACAAAAAGAACTCTGGCAGTACATATCCGTCTGTATATGGACGGATGTCATGGGACGAACCTGCGCCAACAATTACGACTCAGTTTTATGGGTACGGTAATGGTCGATTCGGTCATCCTGAGCAAGATCGTGCATTGTCTATTCGAGAAGGCGCAATGTTACAATCGTTTCCTGCAGACTATGACTTCGTTGCTCCGAACGAAAGAATTAGTAAGCGTGAGCTCGGTATTCATATTGGAAATGCTGTTCCTGTTAATCTTGGGGTTGCGATAGGACTAAGTCTTCAAAACCATGCACGGGAGGTCGGAATTGATGTCTAAGCGTAAATATATTACTGAGGATCAGCGGTTAACAGCTGATGCACAAATTAAATCTTTGCAACGACAGATTAACTATGATACCAAAGATTACACAGTAGAGCTTGTGGTTCAAAAATTTAAAAAAGATGAGTTTTTCATTCCGGATTACCAAAGAGGGTTTGTTTGGAAAGAAAAGAATAAGTCTTCGTTCATTGAGTCTGTTTTGCTTGGGCTGCCCATTCCGTTCATGTTTTTTGCCGACTGTGAAGATGGAAAGTTGGAGATTATTGACGGAGCTCAAAGGGTGCAAACTTTGGTGGCTTTTGTGACTGGTAAGCTTGTCCTGTCTCAATTACCAAAGCTAAGCGCTCTGCATGGATTTAGATTTGACGATCTATCGGAGGCGCAAAAGAGGCGCTTTTGGAATAGGCCCCTTCGTATTGTAGTATTGGAAGAATCAACGCCTAAAGATGTTCGCCAAGATATTTTTAATCGAATTAATACCTCGGGAATAAAAGCTAAAGAATCTGAAATTCGCCGGGGCTCTTATCCCGGTCGTTTGACAGACTATATTGATGCATGTTCTGCGAATGAGCGATTTGTTAAACTATGTCCAGTTACTGATGCCCAAGAAATACGGAGGGAGCGCTTCGAGCTATTATTGCGCTTCTTTGCCTATTCGAATTGTTATTTGGAATTTGACCACGCAGTAAAAGATTTCTTAGATGAATTCTTGATCAAGAATCAAGATACCTTTGATGAGGCTGCATACACTTCTGAGTTTACCGCAGTTTTGACCTTTGTAGAAAATAACTTCCCCTTTGGTTTTGCAAAGACGAAGACCTCCAAAATAACGCCAAGAGTACGATTTGAAGCGCTCTCAGTCGGGGTTGCACTTGCTTTGCGCCAAAATCCCACTTTGACGGTTTCGAACGTCGATTGGATGAAATCGGATGAATTCAGACGCTTAACAACATCAGATGCCAGCAATAACCAAGGAAAACTTAAAGAGCGTGTTGAATATGTTCGCGATCAGCTATTAAAGGATGCGTTACCCAATGAATAACACATTCATTCTATTTGAAGATAGAAAGGCAGAAATAGAGTTCTACTATGCTAATGCTTGATAAGTTGATTGAACGCATGAACTTAAAGCTTGTAGGTTTTAACGATGAGGAAATAAAGACTTTTTGCTCTTATTAATGGTTGCTTACTATTTTCTGCGCTCATGCAATAGAAGTGGCCGGTGACAAACATGAATCATTAAAAGGGGCCTCACCCCCTGCGCCGCAATAGACAAAGAATAAGAAAAATCCCTCTGAAATCAATAATTTCAGAGGGATTTTGGCAAATGACTCTAATTTTGATAGAAACCCGTTAAGGGGGTGCAATTACGGTTTGGAGGGGGGTGCATTTTTGATTTTAGGGGGTGCAACCACGGCTTTAGGGGGTGCATTACTCTACCCGTGGGGACAGCAATAAACCGCAGGCGTTGAAACCTGCGGCCTTTTCATTTTTGTTGGGACTCACGCCTCGATTTCTGTACCGCCCTGGAATTTGAAGGTCATCCGTCCGTCGGCGTGGACGGTTATCGTGTCGATAATGGTGAGCCAGAGCTTTTCGTCAAACTCGGTGAGGGCATCCAATTCCTGCACCTCAAACATAAACGCTCCGATGGCTTCTGCCTGAGCTTCCCGTGCAACCTTTGTGGCGCGAAGTTGCTCAAGCTGTGCCTTGGCTTTTTCGTACCGCTCCACAAATCCATTGTACCGGGCGGCGTATTCATTCTGGTTCTGCGCCGTCTGCGAATTCTCTGCGATGCAGCGTTTTGTCAGCTCGGCTACCACATCGATCTCCTCAAGCAGGCTCTCGATCTCTGCATCAATGCCCGTGCAGTCTGTCAGCGTGGTTTGCATCAGACGGCAGTCCTCAAGGATGTTGTCCTTGCTGTCGATAATGGCGTTGATAGCAGCAACAAACCGTGCTTTGATGGTTTCCTCGTCCAGATGCGGCGTTTCGCATTTGTGCTCACCCTTAAATTTGCCGTTGCATTGCCAGATGACCCTGCGGTATTTTGAGGTTGAGTTCCAGACTTTTGAGCCAAAGTAGGAACCGCAGCCCCCGCAGACGATGCGGGAGGAGAAAATGCTCTTTCCGCTGTACTGGCGGCTTATTCGCTTGCGCCGAGCAAGTTCCGTCTGAACTTTGTCGAACTCTTCCGGCGTAATGATTGGCTCATGGCTGTGTTCCACATAATACTGCGGCACCTCGCCCTCGTTGACCTTCCTCTTTTTCGTGAGGAAATCGACTGTAAAGCATTTTTGCAGGAGTGCAGCGCCCTTGTACTTCTCATTTTGGAGGATGCTTTCCACTGTACTGGTCTGCCAGCGTTGTTTTCCCGATGGAGTCGGAATTCCATCCGCTGTCAGCTCCTTTGCAATAGCTCCCGGCGTCAGCCCCTCCATGAATCGAGTATAGATTCGGCGGACAATGACCGCCTCCTCCGGTACAACTTCTGGAAAGCCGTCCGCTCCTTTGCGGTAACCGAGGAACTGCTTATATGGCAGGTTGACCTTCCCGTCGGCGAAGCGTTTTCTCTGCCCCCAGGTTACATTCTCCGAAATGGAGCGGCTTTCTTCCTGCGCCAAGCTCGACATGATGGTGAGCAGCAGTTCACCCTTGCCGTCGAAGGTGTAAATGTTCTCCTTTTCAAAGTAGACCTGGACGCCTTTCTCTTTGAGTTTGCGGATGGTGACGAGGCTATCCACGGTGTTTCGAGCGAATCGGCTGACGGACTTTGTAACGATGAGGTCGATTTTTCCCGCCAAGGCATCCTCGATCATCTCATTGAAACCCGCACGGTGCTTGGTATTCGTGCCGGAAATCCCCTCATCTGTATAGACCTTTACGAATGTCCATTCCGGGTTTCTCTGAATGTACTGCGTGTAGTAGTCGATTTGAGCTTCGTAGCTGGTGAACTGCTCATCGCTGTCCGTGGAAACACGGGCGTAAGCAGCAACTCGCAGTTTGTAAAGCGGCGTGTCAGTTAGGTGGGTCATGGGGTTGATGGACGGTGGTATCACCGTAACCGTCCGAACCGCAGTGTTCATGATTTTTGCCTCCTTCTTGCCAGTGACTGCTGTCGTGCCTTTTCTTTCATTTCCGGCGTCCAGCTTTCAGCTCGTGAACGGTCTGTCCAGGTGCGTGTGACCACTGAGCCGTCTGAAAAGTGAAAGTGCAGGGTGTTGCCGTCATCGGCAATGATTTTTTTGACGCTGAAAGGGTCATCCGTGACCTGTCGCACCAGCTCGTCAAGGGTGGCCTCCGGTATCTGCTTGGAAGCGCAGTGCTTTTTCCCTTTGGTGTTGAGCGTGGCACAGATCCAAACCACCCGTGCTGCCGTTGTTTTCCTGCGGAAGTTCTTCCCGCATTTTGCACACTGAATGCGACCAGTGTAAAAGAAAGACGGCTGTGCGGGCGGCTTCGATTTGTGCTGCTCAGCTCGCCGTTCAATTTCTGTCTGCACTGCCTTCCACTCTTCCAAAGGGATAATGGCTTCATGGGTTCTTTCCGCATGGTACATTGTTTTCTGCCCGTTGTTGGGAACCGTTTTCTTCGTGATGTAGCTTTCACAGTAAAATCGCTGAAGGAGCAGATTGCCCGTGTAGGCGTAGTTCCGTAGGATCTTTGCAATCGTCTGCGGATGCCATTCTTCACCGTATCTGGTGGGTTGAATGCCCTCGTCATTCAGCTTTGCAGCGATGCGGTTTCGACCCATGCCGTCGAGAAATTCTCGATAAATGCGGCGAACCAGCTCCGCCTCCTCCGGAATGATGTAGTATTTGCCATCCTGCATTCGGTATCCGAGCATTCGCCCGTTCCAGGGGATTCCTGCTTCAAAGTTCCGTTTGACACGCCACTTCTGGTTTTCGCTGACGGAGCGGCTTTCCTCCTGGGCATACGATGCCAGGATGGTCAGCATCAACTCACCGTCAGCGCTCATGGTGTGGATGTTCTGTTCTTCGAAGAACACATCAACGCCCAGGCTTTTCAGCTCTCGGACGGTTTCCAAAAGAGTGACGGTGTTTCTGGCAAAGCGGGAAATGCTCTTTGTAATGACCATATCGATTTTCCCGGCACGGCAGTCTGTCAGCATCTGCTGAAAGCCGTCCCGGTCGCTCTTGGTTCCGGTCAGGGCTTCGTCGCTGTAAACGCCGCAGTAGACCCAGCCGGTATGGGACTGGATCATTTCGCTGTAATGACTGACCTGGGCAGAAAGCGAATGGAGCATCGCATCCTTGCCGGAGGAAACACGGGTGTAGGCGCATACTTTCAAAAACTGCGGCTGCATGATTTTCGGGAAATCGACCCGTTTTATAATTCTATCCATCGGTTCACCTCCTTAGGTGTGTTACATATTACCTCTGAATGCCCCAGTTATCCAGCGATTTCAGCGGAATATACTACACGAAGATATGCCATATTTATTGGCGATGATCGTATCAATTTTAGCGTACTCTTTGGCTGAGATCAGCCCCTTGGAACGCATACTCCGGGCGAGTGCCATCGCCAACTGGTAGGCAAACAGACGCTTATCGTAATCACTCATGGTCGGCCTCCTTCCTGCGGAATTTCAAATAGCAGTCACGGGAGCAGAACACCCGATGGCTGTTGCCATAGCTTTCAAACTGCTTCCCGCAATGTCGGCAAGTGAGTGTGTAGTACGCTTTTCGCTGCACACTTTCAGGGTGCGCGTTCCACCACGCCATTCGGCAAGCATCGGAGCAGAACATCCTTTTCCGTTTATGCGGTGTCTGCTCAAGCGGAGTCAGGCAGTTTCGGCACAGGGCATTTGAGTCCGGCATCTCTTTAATCTGCACAGGATGTCTGGCGCAAAAGGACTTTACAGTGTTTAGCGGTAGCCCTGTTATAGCGGATATTTTCTTATACCCGTAGCCCTGGTGTTGGAGTTCCACAATTCGTGAGCGTTCCGTGTCTGTCATATTGATACCTCATTCCTGAGAAATAGCGTTTCTCGCTATACCCAGAGAAAAGGCACTTTTGTCAGGGTAAAATGGGCAAAAAAATAACGCCCTCCACGGAAAAATCCGCAGAGGGCGTGTGATAGGTTCGATTTACTTATTCGGAATCTTCAGCTTCATGCCGCTGTAGATGACATTGCTTTTCAGCCCGTTCAGGCTGACGATTTCCTTATAGCGGCTGCCGTTGCCGAGATACTTCTTGGCGATTGCCCAGAGGGTGTCACCATGCACCACGGTGTGGATGCGGTAATCCTCGGAGGGTTTCGTGCCTGCCACGGCAAGTGCAGAGGTCTTGACCGGCGACATGATGGCGTACCTGCCGGACTCATCCTTATTGATGACCGCACGGTCGCCACTGACCTCGACCACATACCAGCGGAGCTTCTTCACCCAGCCGGGAATGGCTTTGCCGCCATAGTAGGTGCTGCCCGTGATAGTCACGAGGTCACCGACCTTGATAGACCCGGTGGGCTTGGCGGGTTCGGCAGGCTTTACATCACCGCCGAGAGCTGCAGTGACCTTGGATGCCAGATCGCCCATACGGGCATACATCCAGTTGCCGGGGCAGCTCTTGTTCGCAAACCATCTGTGGACGGTAAGCACCATCTCGTCAGACTTCGGAGTGTAGTTCAGCGTCTTGGCCTTATCCCCCAGCCAGAGCAGCTTCGTCTTGCCATTGCGCTTGCAGATGTCGGTGCAAAGCTCGATGAGTCTCTTGTACACCACATCCTTAAAAGCGTAAGGCTCGGTGTTGTCGCTGGCGCACTCAATGGTGACGGCTCTCTGGTCGTTGGCTGCGGAAGAGGAACACCAGGAGCGGTTCTTCTCTTCCACATACATTCCGACCCGACCATCGACACCGATGCCGTAGTTGCTGCTTGCCTGCCGTGAGGTCGGCAAAAAGATGTTGCCGAGCGTTTCCACACTGCACTGACCCACCACGCAGTGAGGCGTGATGCGGTCAATGCTGTGGGTACGCTGCCCGGAGTGGTTCGGGCTGAGTTTGGTGTAGGACACCAGGGAACTGTTTGTGTAAGCCATATTATTCATCCTTCTTTTCACTGCGGTCATGAAGCTGCTCCAGCACGGATTTCAGCTTCTGCGGAATGGGCAGTCCCAGGTATGCGGCGTTTTCCAACAGGGACACGCCCTCATTCGACAAATAGAAGAAAATGACGGCGGTACGCATCACCGAGCCGCTGCCGATGACGCGGGTGTCGAGAATATGCCCGATGCCGACCAGGGCGAAGATTAGCACCTTTTTGAAAATGCCCTTGAAGCCGACTTCGCTGGACAGCTTCTTGTCCACCACGGCGCACATGATGCCGGTGATGTAGTCGATGACTACGAAAGCCAGAAGTGCGTAAAGCAAGCCGTCACACCCTCCCAA